CAGCGGTAAGCAACACGGCTTCTGCCGTAGACCCAACAACAGGATTTGGTTTTAGCGGTATAGCTTGGGATACGACCGCAGACGGGACTTCTTGCGCAGGAGGCACCGTCAGTCTGTTCGCAACGGCGTGGCACGAATTGACCGAGGCGCTGGGGAGGTTGTCTGGGTTAAACGGGGCAGCAGGCAGTACTAGCTGGTACTCGTTTATGGACCTGTTTACGTACAGCGCATCGGGGACGCGCAACATTTCGACGACCGGAATGCGCTACCTGTCGGCTGATAACGGTGTAACCGACATGTCAGACATGAATCAGGGCACCGGCGATCAAGGCGACACGACCAACAGCAGTCCATACAATGCCAATATTATTGTTGGTTTCGCACCAATGGCGACCGCTACACAGCCAGTTCGTCAGCAAGACGTTCAAACGTTATCGATAATCGGCCTACCACTGAGCGCAGCGGGAAAGACAGCGGCAGGAATCTAAGGTACCTTCACCGGTGGTTTCGCGGTAATATGGTCGATGAGCCGAGCTCCGACTCGGCCTGAAAGGAATTGTCGATGGACGCTCTCTCGAAGTTCTTGCCGCTCGGCTACGCGCAGGCGGCGAGCATCGACGCTGCACAGAACCTGCCGGGCGTGGGCTCGCCGGCGGCGATCCCGAAGGGTGCCTACACGATCGCTGTTCTCGTTCCGGAAGGTCAGGCGATCCGCTTCCGCGACGACGGCACTGATCCGACGGCCGCTGTTGGCGCCCCGGTCGCGGTGGGGCAAGAATACATCTACTCGGGCAACCTCTCGACGATCCGCGTGATTTCGCAGGTCGCCGGGGCCAAACTCAACGTCTCGTACTACGCGCGCAAGGGCTGACGTGCCGATTACGGTCTCGATCACGGACGATCAATTGGACCAGGCGCTGCGCGGATTCCTCCTCGCCGTCTGCCCGGCGCCGTTCGAGGCCATCCTCGGGCAGGCTAACCGGGTGCCAGAGCCGGTCGAGCAGGATTTCGCCGTATACACACCGACCGGCCGGAGTCGGTTGGCCACCAACCTCGACAGCTTCGCTGACTGCCGGTTCGTGGCCTCGATTTCCGGCCCCACCATGACAGTCACCGAACTCGACTACGGGACGATTGTCATCGGCAAGCAGGTTTTCGGATCGACCGTAGCCGCCGGGACCGTCGTCCAGGGCGGTCCGACGGGGACGGGCCCGTGGCTTTACACGGTGAACCCTCCGCAGACCGTCGCATCGCGGGTGATGGCGGCCGGGACGCAGGACCTCGAACAGCAGACTGAGGTATCGGTCCAGATCGATGTGCACGGCCCCAACTCGGCGGACAATGCGCAGCGAATCAGCACCCTTCTCCGGGACGGCTACGGGGTGCAGCTTTTCGCCAACTCCGGCTTCGACGTGACCCCGCTTCATGCTGACGATCCGAAGCAGATTCCCTTCGTGAATGCCGCGAAGCAGTACGAGGACCGCTACGTGATCGACGTGCGGATTCAGGTGAATCCAGTGGTCGAAGTGCCGCAACAATTCGCCGAGACGCTCACGCCGACCCTTCTCGACGTGGACGTGGAGTACCCGCCGTCCTGACGTGTGCGCGTGTGATTCGGAACGAGATGTGCTAGGAGGATTCGGCGCCCGGCGCGCCGGACATCGGAGACAGGTTCATGAGCACGATTCCCGCCAGTCAAATCGTCCAGGTAACGCCGAACGTCCTGCCGGCCGGCGGAAATTCTCTCGACATCGTCGGCATTCTGCTGACGACTTCGGCTCGGGTGCCGATCGGCGCCGTCCAGCCCTTCGCCACGGCCGACGACGTCGGATCATATTTCGGAGCGGGTAGCACCGAGCACGCGCTTGCTACGATCTACTTCACCGGCTTCGACAACTCGAACATCAAGCCCGGCAAGATCTACTTCACGCAGTATCCGAGCGCTGCGGTGGATGCCTATCTGCGTGGGGGCACGCTTGCTGGGATGACGATCCCCCAGCTTCAGGCGATCCCGACCGGCACGCTGACCATCTCGTTCGACGGCACGCCGCACGTGGCGGCCTCCGTCAACCTCTCGACCGCAACGTCGTTCTCGAACGCCGCATCGATCATCCAGGCTGCGTTCTCGACGCCACCATTCACCGTCACCTTCGACGGCATCAGTTCGGCCTTCGTCTTCACCGGCAGCTCGTCCGGCGCGACGCACACCGTGGACTTCGCGACCGACAATGCACTCTCGGAGGCCCTGAAGCTGACGGCGGCCACCGGAGCGGTGACGTCGCAGGGAGCCGACGTGGCGGTCCCTGGTCCATTCATGGACGGCGTCAAGGCGGTCACCCAGGACTGGGCGACTTTCATGACTTGCTTCGACCCGGACAACTCAGGCAACGCGAACAAACTCTTGTTCGCGGCATGGGCCAATGGTCAAAACAACCGCTTTGCGTACGTCTGCTGGGACACGGACGACACGCCGTCGACCTCCGTGCCGGCGAGCACGTCGCTCGGCTACCTGCTGGCTGCGAACGAGTACTCGGGGACTTGCATCGTCGGCAACGACGCCATCACCGCCGATCAGGTCTCGGCGGCGGACGCCGCGTTCGTCTGCGGATCGGCTGCGGCCATCGACTTCAACGAGACCAACGGGCGCATCACCTTCGCCTTCAAGTATCAGCAGGGCCTTGGGGTGACAGCCACCGGCGCGAGCGCAGCGCAGAACCTGATCGCGAACGGCTACAACTTCATCGGTGCCTACGCGACGGCGAACGACAGGTTCAACTTCCTCTACCCTGGCTCGGTGTCCGGCAAGTTCAAGTGGTTCGACAACTACATCGACCAGATATGGCTCAACAATGCCCTTCAGCTTGCCCTCATGGTCCTGCTGACCACGGCGAAATCGGTCCCCTACGTCCCGGCCGGCTATGCGCTGATTGAAGCGGCCTGCATGGACCCGATCCTCGCGGCAGTGAACTTCGGTGCCATCCGAGCCGGCGTCACGCTCAGCCAGGCACAGATCGCGGAGGTCAACTCGGCCGCCGGCGTCAAGATCGACCAGACGCTGACGGCGCAGGGCTGGTATCTGCAGGTCAAGGACCCCGGCGCGGTTGTTCGCGGAAACCGCGGATCGCCAGCCATCACGCTCTGGTACACCGACGGTCAGTCGGTCCAGCAGATCAACCTCACCAGCGTCGACGTGTTCTGACGCGAGCAAGGGGCCGCATAGGAGCGCGCAATGGCAAAGTCCATCACTTCGGCGAACGCGGTCATCATGTTCGCGATCTCTGGCATCTTCGACACGCCGCAGCAGCTGCAGGAGTTTGCGGCGGACGACATCTTCACCAGCGAGGACATCCAGTCGACCGAGGTCCAGATGGGCGTCGACGGCGCCATGGCCGCGGGATTCGTCAACATGCCGATCCCGCAGACGTTCGCGTTCCTCGCGAGCTCCGTCTCATGCCCGCTCTTCGACACGTGGTGGTCGAACAACAAGCTGAATCAAGACGTGTTCTTCGCCAACGCGACAGTGCAACTGCCATCGATTGGCAAGAAATGGTCGTGCACGGGCGGCACACTGACGAGATTCAAGCCGACGCCCGATGCTCAGCGCGTGCTCGGGCCGCGGCGCTTCACGGTGGTGTGGGAGAAGATCCTCCCGCAGAACATCTAAGGTCCCGTCCTTGGGGCCTTAACAGGGGGAATCCATGCGAAAGACCAAGGAAGTCACGTTCGGCTCGGAGGCCGGGCGCGACGCCGGGAAGGTTTACGTTCTCACGGAAATGTCGGCTGCCAGATCCGAAAAGTGGGCCGTGCGTGCGCTGCTCGCGCTAGGCGCGGCCGGGTTCAAGTTTCCGCCCGACATTGACGCCCCTGGAATGGCCGCGATGGCACTGGTCGGCATCAACTCGCTTCTGAGCATCGACTACTACCTCGCAGAGCCCTTGCTCGACGAGATGATGGCATGCGTGAAGATCCGGCCGAGCGAGAAGGCGGAGTTGCGCGACCTGATCGAGGACGACATCGAGGAGGTATCGACGCGCGTGCGCCTACGCAAAGCAGTGTGGGACCTTCACGTGGATTTTTCGAGCGCCGCCGCTCTATTGACCTCCCTGTCGGCGGTGGCGACGACATCCCAGGGATCATCGATTATCCCAATGTCTCCCGCTTGATCGGCGTCGTGATATCAGCAGGCAAGGCAACGCTGCGAGAATTGGAGGAGTTCTACTCGACCGAGGACGTGTATGATCTGATGGAGATCATCATCGTCGACGCGACGAACCGAGAAATCGCCCAGGAGCACTACAGGCAGGACAATGGCAACGGTCGTTGACGAACTGGTCGTAATTCTCGGCCTGGATGCTTCCAAATTCACGGAGGGCCAGAAGAAGGTTGCCGACGAGTTTCTGAAGCTCAAGCAGAACGCCCAGCGGTCGACGACCGAGGCGAAGACGCACACCGACAAGCTCACAGACGCCTTCACGACCCTGCAGGGCAAGCTCCTTGGGCTGGCGGCACTTTTCATCGGTGGGATGGGGATCAAGGAATGGGGCGAGCACGTCGCCGCCCTGACCAATCAGCTCGGGCGTCTATCTCAGCAGGCAGGTATCTCGGCCGCGGACCTCTCGGCGTGGGGCAACGTCGGCAGGTCGCTCGGAGCCAACCCGGGGGCGGTGCAATCCGGCATAGCGAGTCTCGCCGCTTCCGGAAATCAGGTGCGGCCGCCGGTGGCTCTGATACAGGGCCTCGGGTCAATGGGCATTCCGGTGCGAAAGTTCTCCAACGGAGAGTTCGACGTCAACGGTACGCTGATGGCTATGTCGGAATGGGCGCAGACTCAGCGTGCGCGCGGTATGGGCGATGCAGCCATTAAAGGTCATCTGGATCTCGTTCCCGGCATGAACTCGGATCTGGAGACGGTTATCCTTCAAGGTCCCGCGAAGCTTCGGGCCGCGCTGAGCGACATGAAGAAGCAGGGCCCGTCTCCCGAGCAGGTCGAAACCATCAATCGACTGGTCAAGGCGTGGGGGGACATGGCGGCTACTGCCGACAAACTCGGCACTGTGCTTTTGACTGCTGTCGAGCCGGCATTAGAAAATATTCTAAAGACGGCGAAGGAATACTTCGCCTTCCTCATCGACAAAAAGCCAATACCTATCCCGTCGGACACCTCGCCCGCCGGACCAATATCCGGCACCGATACTCTGATCGGACGTGCCCAGAAGGGGTGGAGTCACCTGCGAAGCTGGTGGACAGGAGAGCCGGAGCAACAATCGTCTTCTCCTGCGATAGCGGCACCTCCCGCTGCCACGGGGGGGGCTTCTTCAAGAATCGAAGGCAAGTTCAGCGGCAGGCGCGCCGAGGTCGCCTCGGACATCGCCAATCAGTTTACCGCGGCCGGCGTTCCAGCGAGCGGCGCTGCGGCGATCCTCGCAAACGTGCAGCGGGAATCCGGATTCAACCCGACCCTTCGTCACCCCGATCAGCCACGGTGGGGCGGAGAGGCGCACTACGCGCACGGCCTTTATCAGGAGGGCGGAGCGGAGTGGAACCGGTACGCATCGTGGATCAACAATAACTACCCAGGCCGCGACTGGCGTGATCCGCGGCTCCAGACGCAGTTTCTCATCCAGAATCTTCAAAAAAACTATCCAAAGGTTTGGAATGCGCTAAAAAGCGGAAATCTCACGGCGGGTCAGAAGGCGATGATTTTCCAGAGCGGCTATTTGAAGCCGGCGACACTTCACTACGGCGATGCCCACGCCGCGGATTCATTCCTTCACAATATGCCGGCGATCAGTGCGGCCGCACGAAATCTCAACGTCGCTGGCAACAGCACGAGCACAGACAATCGCTCCGTCTCGAACCACACTCAGGTCGGCGAGATCAACATTCACACCGCCGCCACCGGTCCCTACGACATAGCGCATGGCATTCACTCGGCGCTGACGAACGCCAAGGACGTGGCACCCAGCAACACGGGACCGTGGTGACATGCCAGTCTATCCGAACGTTCCAGACGTCCCGGGCGTCCCCCCGCTCCTCCGCAACCCGCTCGTCGCTGCGGTTGTGCCGCAGCTCCTGTTCGCCGACTCCGTTGTTGGGTGGGGCTTTGGCCTTGCGCCGGCCTGGGGTATCTATGGTCAGAGCGGTGTGCCTGTGGTGATCGCCGACACCGTCAGAGGGATCGAGTACAAGAAAGAGTGGGTGATAGCCACTTACCCGATGGAGAGCGGTGCGTTCGCCTCCTACGACAAGGTCGAAACACCCTACACTGCCATCGTGTCGTTCACCTCCGGCGGAAGCCTCGCCGACCGCCAGATACTTCTGGACTCGATAGGCGCGGTCTCAGGGGACCTGAAGCTCTACGACGTGGTGACGCCGGAGAAGGTCTACACGAGCGCGAACCTACAGCGTCTCGGCTACCGGCGGAACGGGGGGCGCGACTCGGGTATGATCACGGTCGACGTGGCTCTGCTCGAAATACGCATCACCGCGGGCGCGGCCGGCGGAAGCAGCCAATCTGCGAGCGGAGCATCGCCGAGCCAGGACGGCACGATACAGCCAGGAGCCGACGTGGCACCGAACGACGCCAGCGTTCAGTCAGCTGCCTCTGGAGCCAACCTCCTGACCGGGCCGAGCTCCTCCGGGTTTAATCCGGCACCAGTTCTTCCGGCACCGGGCAACTACAATCTTCTTCCGGTGCAGTGATGCAGCTCGTGTCGCTCAAGCCTGTTCCGAGCCAGACGCTGAACGTGGCGCTCGGCAGCCAGCAGTGTTCGCTGAAGGTCTATCAGAGGTTCTACGGACTGTACGTGGATCTCTATGTGAACAACGCGCTCGTCATCGGTGGCGTGGTCGGACAGAATTTGAACCGCATCGTGCGTTCGACCTATCTCAATTTCGTCGGTGACTTTATATTCGTGGACTCGCAGGGGCTCGACGACCCGGCTTACTCCGATCTTGGTTCCAGATTTTTCTTCTTTTATCTGACGCCAACTGACCTCGGCGCCCTCGGACTGGTGGGGTAGCGAGGTGCTGTTCGTAAGAAGATCCATCGACGTGACGTTCATTGGAAAGGAGACCGTCAAGCTCACCGACCATCGCGTGACGGTTCGCATAGCCACCAACGGCGACCCAAATATCGGCAGCGCCCAGCTTCAGATTTATGGACTCACGACGGATCGCATCAACCAGCTTGCTACGTTTGCGCAAGCGTTCATGACACCGGACTACAACTACAAGATACAGGTAGATGCCGGCGACGAGGTCAACGGCATGAATATGGTGTTCTTTGGAAACATCACGCAGGCGTGGGCGGATTTCCAGGGCATGCCGGACATTCCGTTTCATGTTTTGGCGTACGCCACGCCTACCGTTCAGGCCAGCCCAAGCGGTCAGAATTGGAACAGCTACTCGGGGCCGACCGACGTTGCAAAGATGCTACAGCCGCTCGCTGGCATGATGGGGCTATCGCTCGAGAACAGCGGCGTAAACGTTAAGCTGACGAACCCCTATCACTTTGGCTCGCCCTTCCGACAGGCCCAGCTCATCCGTGAGGCGGCGGACATCAACATGGTCTTCGAGAACAAGATCATGGCGATCTGGCCACGCAACAAGCCGCGCGATGGCCAAGGTCCGCTCATCTCAGAGCAGACGGGGATGGTCGCTGATCCCTCGTTCACGGACTACGGTGTAATCGTAAGGCAAGAGTTCTCGACGCCAGTAAAGTATGGCGTTAACATGACGATCAAGAGCCAAATTGAAAAGGCCAATGGGCCGTGGTCCATAAAGCAGATAGACTATAACCTCGCGGCCAATATGCCTAACGGCCCGTGGTTCGTCACACTGTCCGGATCGAAGCCGGATCAGCTTATTCAACAGCCACTTCAGCTCTAAGAATGTCAGATCAGTTTACACCAGCATATCCGCAGAACCGCGAGCCCCATGTAGAGGGCAGCTACGGCGCGAAGTGGTTCATGATCGACCAGCTGATCAAGCGCATCAGCACGGCCACGCTGGTGCAGGTCAAGAGCGTGACGACCACCGGCGAGGTGGCCCCGATTGGCCAACTAGACGCCACGCCGCTGGTGGGCATGCTGGACGGGGCCAACAACGTATCGCAGCATGGCACCGTCCACAGCCTCGCCTATTTCCGGCTCTCGGCTGGGAACAAGGCGGTCATCATGGATCCCGTCGCAGACGATATCGGCCTCGCCGTGATCTGCGACCGCGACATTCAGTCCGTGAAGGAGAACTACAAGGCCTCCCCGCCAGGCTCCCGGCGCCGTTTCGACCTCTCGGACGGCATCTACCTCGGCAGTATTCTGAATAAGAACGCCCCGACCTCATACGTCCGCTTCGCCAGCGATGGCACAATCGAGGTGAGCCCGGATAATGGGACGACCATCGTCCGAGTGAAGGCCGGCGAGATCGACCTGATCACGAGCGATGCGAGCGTCTACGTACGGCCGACACGCATCGACCTAGGGAAAAAGGACGCTCCGCATGCCGTTATGACCGCAGACGGGGCCTCCCTCCGGGTGTTCGCCGTCATTGACGAGCACGGACCGTGACCCGGGCATGGGGGTCGGTTAAGGTCGCGACGGTTACGCGGGAAGGGGAAGCGATTCGGTGCGAACGCTGCTGCTGGACAACACAGGGTGGGATTTCGTCGTCGACGCCGACGGCAACATCGCCGTAGCAGACGTTCCCTATGCCTACGCGCAGGATGCCGCGAGTGCGATCCGGCTATTCCTCGGCGAACTCTGGTACGACACGACCAGGGGCGTTTCCTACTGGACGGACATTCTCGGCAAGGCCCCGCCGCTCAACTACATGCGACAGAAGTTCGAGACCGCGGCGCTGACTGTTCCAGGGATCAAGTCGGCCAAGTGCTATTTCTTGCAGATCACGAATCGCGTGGTGACCGGACAGGTCCAGATATCCGACCAGGAGGGCAAGTTCTCGGTGGTCACGTTCGCCCGCACGCCGACGCAGACGACGGCGGTGGCCGCCGCCGGGCTGCCCTCGGCACCGTCGCTGGACTTCTCGCAGGCGCAGAACAGCCAGTACTTGCCGGGCATCGGCTGAGAGGAATCCAATGGGCGGCACCACGGTCCCCAATCCCACCCTCGGCCCCAGCGGCTACATCGCGCCGGACGAGCCGACCGTTATCCTGCCGGCCGTCCAGAGCGACCTGAACGCCGCGTTTGGCGGCGGGCTGAACCCGTCGCTCGAGACGCCGCAGGGACAACTTGCCACGACGATCGCCGCGCTTGTCGGCAACGTGAACGACACCTTCCTTTGGTACACGCAGCAGTCGGACCCGGCCTATGCCACCGGGCGTATGCAGGATGCGATCGCGCGCATCTACTTCATCGAGCGCATCGGCGCGCAGGCCACCGTCGTCACGGGCACGTGCTCGGGCGGGACCGCCGTTCTCATCCCGGCGGGATCAATCGCGCTCGCGGCAGACGGCAACATCTACGTCTCGCTCAGCGACGCGACGATCCCGGCGTCGGGCTCCATCGACGTGCAGTTCGCCTGTGCCTCGCTCGGTCCCGTGACGTGCCCTGCGGGCTCATTGAACCAGATCTATCGCGCCATCCCTGGGTGGGACAGCGTCGTCAACGCGGCCGACGGGGTGATCGGTCGCGACACTGAGACGAGGGCGCAGTTCGAGGCTCGGCGCTACGCCTCCGTGGCAAAGAATGCGGTCGGCTTTCTGCCAGCGGTGCAGGGGGCCGTTCTCGGGGTGGCTGGGGTGCTCGACGCCTACGTCACCGAGAATTATACCGGCTCGCCAATCACGGTCGGAGGCGTGACGATCTCCGCCCACTCGCTGTACGTCTGTGTCTCCGGAGGCGCGAGTGCCGACGTCGCGCAGGCCATCTGGACGAAGAAGGCGCCGGGTTGCGATATGACCGGCAACACGACGGTGACGGTCTACGACACCGCCAACTACGACCCGCCGTACCCGTCATACTCGATCACCTACGAGGTTCCGACCTCGCTGCCGATCATCTTCGCGGTCAACATCGCGAACAGCGCACAGGTGCCATCCGACGCGCAGGCGCAGATCGCTGCCGCGATCATCTCGGCGTTCTCTGGGGCCGACGGCGGCCCGCGGGTGCGGATCGGGTCGACCATCTATGCGAGCCGATTTTACGGTAGCGTCGCATCGCTCGGTGCCTGGGCGCAGATCATCTCGCTTCAGATCGGGTCGACAAACAGCGCGGTAGCACAATTCACGGCGTCGATCGCCGGGAGCGTGCTGACAGTCACGGCCGTGGCGTCCGGAGCACTTGCGGTTGGGCATGTCGTCGTCGGAGCCGGCGTCGCGGACGGCAGTGTGATCGCCTCGCTCGGGACCGGCTCGGGCGGGACCGGAACCTACAATCTGATCACGACGCAGACCGTCGCGTCTGAGACCATGTACGGAGTGGTCGGCGGCCTCAATTCCATCGCGACAAACATCAACCAAGCTCCAACGATCGGAGCCAACAACGTCGTCGTGACGCTGACATGAGCGGGCCCGACCTCCCCAGGATCTCAGCCGACTCCAACGAGATCGGTCTTTTCCAGATCGGCGCGAGCCAGATCGGGGATATTCCGCAGTTCGACGTCTGGCAGACGATCATCAGCCAATACGCCAATTCGCCGATCCTCACGACGATCCTACTTAACCTGTTCCAGTACCTCGACCAGACGGTCAACCTTGAGAACTTCTTCGACCAGGTACTGAACATCGACACTGCAGTCGGCTATGGTCTCGACAGGTGGGGTCGCGTCCTCGCGGTCAATCGCGTGCTGAGCATCGGCATCGGACCAAAATACTTCGGCTTCGACGAGGGACTTGACTACGACTCGTTCGGACCCGGAGGCCAGTCGCCCTTCTACTCGGGGCAAAAGCTGACGCAGAACTATCTACTCTCTGACGACGGTTTTCGCGTGCTCCTCCTCGCCAAGGCGTTCTCCAACATCTGCGACGGGTCGATCGCGAGTATCAACAGGCTCCTCGTCATGCTGTTCGGATCGAGCGGACGGTGCTACGTCGTCGATAGCGGCGGGATGGCAATGATCTACAAGTTCGAATTTCCGCTCTCGCCCCTGCAGTACGCGATCCTAGTACAGTCCGGCGTGATGCCTCGCCCCACAGGGGTGCAAGCAACCGTGGAGCAAGGATAGGCTCATGCAGTCCTCTGACATTCCGGGCAAGATGCCCGTGCCGTTCGCCAGCGCCGCCGGGTCTGGCTATGTCACGAACCCAATCCCGCAGACGCCCCCATCGACACCTGGCATGGCGTCGTTCCAGACGGGCTTCCCCCCGCTCACGTTCGAGCAGACCGCCGCGGGTGGCGATCCGCCGTTTGGAAAGGACTTCAACGGAATCCTGCTCGGCATCACGCAATGGCTGCGATGGGCGCAGGCCGGCGGCTTGCCGCCGCAGTGGGACTCCGCCTTTGCTGCGAGCGTCGGCGGCTATCCCAAGAATGCGCTCGTCCTGTCGGCGACGCCGGGGTACGGGCACTACTGGCTGTGCACGGCAGAGAACAACACGACCAATCCGGACGCGGGCGGCTCCGGCTGGGCCAGGTTTCCGGACGCGCTGATTCAGATCCAAGGCGGAAACTACGCAGTCGATACCGGAGCGCAGAACCAGGTTCGCATCGCGCTGAGTCGCACGCCGGCCAGCCTCGCTGAGATCGTCGGCGCTCCGATCCGCTTCGTTGCGGCGTTCACGAACTCGATCAACAATCCGCAGATATTCATCAACGGCCTGCCACCGTGCACGATGGTGAACGCGGACGGCTCGGCGATGGCCATTGGCCAGCTGATCGCGAACGGCAACTCGATTGCCGACGGGTTCGTCCGAACAGACGGCGCCTTTCAGATCAATAATCCCGTCAAACCGTTCTCGCCGGCCGCAAACTTCCCTCCCCCGGGATTCGTCATGCCGTGGCCGACGGAGTCGCCTCCGAGCGGCTTCCTGGAGTGTAACGGGGCAGCGCTCAGCATCTCGGCCTATCCGAATCTCTGGGCCGTGCTCGGCACGCGCTACGGGGGGGACGGGGTCAACACGTTCCGAGTCCCGGACTATCGCGGCGAGTTTCTGCGCGGGTGGGACCACGGGCGCGGGCTCGACCCCAACGCCGGCAGCCGCACCAACGCGGGCGGCGGCATAACCGGCGATCACGTGGGCACCAACGAGGGTGCTGCGATCAATGGCGGAGCCTTCAACGGCGTTGCGCTGACAATCACCAACGAGGCGTACGGAGGCATCGTTACGGACACCGGCGCGGGCGGCAACCCGGGTCAAGGGCTTCCGTTCTTCGGTTCCAATCTTGGCGGTGGCTCCAGCACCACAGGCTTCGTGACTGGAACAGGTGTGGGCGCTGTGCTGCCCCTCTACATCACGCAGATAAGCGGCCAGATCTCAATCAGCGGGCTCGGCGTCGAGACGCGCCCGGTCAATATCAACGTCATGTGGGTCATCTTCGCGGGGTAGAGGCTATGCACAAAATCATCATCGCGGTCGTTGTCGCACTCGCGACGCCAGTCGCTGCACTGGCGCAGTCCGCGTGCCCCTCCATCTATCTCGGTACCATCCTGACGCCGGCGCAGTGGAACGCATGCTTCTCAGCGAAGCAGGATGCCCTCAACTTCTCGCCAGTCAACAAGACCGGCGACACGATGAGCGGGCGACTTGTGACGACGGCGTCGACCGCCGCTGCGGCGGGGTTCAACATCACGCCAGGAGCGGCTCCGACGTCCCCCGCAAACGGCGACGTCTGGACCACGTCGGTGGGACTCTATGCGCAGATCGGGGGAGCCGCCTATCAGCTGACGAAGACCTCCGGCCGCATCGAGTACGTCGCGACAGGAGTGAACTTCAACTCGTCGGGGGACACGGCCATCGCGCTTGCGCTGCCGCCGCTCTCGACGCGCTATCTCGTCGACTCGGTACGTGTCTCGAACGCGTCGCACTCCCTTGTGACGGCGACCGCTGGCGTTTTCACCGGAGCCGGCGGAACTGGCACGGCGATCGTCACAGGAGCCTCCGCGATTACAGTCTCCGCAACTGCGGACGCGACGAACAACAACGCGCAGTCGTTCACGGTGAACAACAAGGATACCGAGAGTTACACGATTGCCTCGTACCCCACGCTCTACTTTAGGATCGGAACTGCAGAAGGCGTGGCCGCAACCGCCGACGTCACGATCACCATCACTCCGCTGCCGTAGGAGACGGACGACATGACTGCAGAGAGCACGATCCTCGCGCAGACGCGCATCGCGGCGAACGATGCGGCGAACGCTGCGGCAGCGGCCGAGGCTGCAGCGCAAAGTACAGTTGGCAAGGCTCCGCTCGCATCGCCCGCATTCACCGGAAATCCGACGGCTCCAACTCCGACAGACGAATCTAACAACAGCTCCCTCGCCACCACGCAGTACATAGACCGTCTTCGCGGCGCCCCGGGCGGCGTCGCGACGTTGGACAACACCGGAAAGCTCACCGCAGCTCAGCTTCCGTCGTTCTCCGTCACGTCCGTCTACACGGTCGCCTCGCAGGCGGCGATGCTTGCGCTCCCGGCGTCCGTCGGCAACGAGGCGATCCGTACCGACATCGGCAACGCGCTGTTTATCCTGACGACGCTCCCAGCATCGACGCTCGCCAACTGGACCGAGATTGGAACGTCGCCTGTGCTCTCGGTGGCCGGACTCACGGGCGCAATCTCGGCGAGCGACCTGACGGCGGAGCTGATTGACTTTACCGGCGACAGTGGCAGCGGCGGAACCAGCGGCGACGTACCAGCGCCGACCGCAGGACAGGGCGCGCATAGTTTCTTGAAGGCGAGCGGTGGGTTCGTTCAGCCGGCGGCGGCCGACTTGAGTGATACGAAGACTGGCACTGGAAACCTAGTGCTGGCCGACTCGCCGACGCTGACTGGCACTCCGCTTGTGCCCACTGCTACAGTTGACACCAATACGGGGCAGGCGGCTAGCACACAATTCGTTCTCGGCCAAGCATCGGCGTCCGGCGACGGCCTGCCGAGCATGGACGGCGCGGCGGCGCGCGGAACGAGCACGCACTTCGCTCGCGCCGATCACGTGCATCCGACCGATACGAGTCGCGCGCCACTCAGCAGTCCTGCGTTCACTGGTGCACCGACCGCGCCAGATCCGACGACTTCGAGCGGAATCGCGACCAAGAACTACGTCGATAGCAGCGGCGGCATTCCGAGCGGCACCGTCGTATTCACCATTCTCTCGGCAGCCCCAGCCGGGTGGCTGCTGTTCGCCGACCAGACAATCGGCAATGTCAGCAGTGGTGCCACTTACGCCAACGCACTGGCACAGACTATCTTCACGGCGCTGTACGCCTTCTCCGACGCGAACTGCCCGCTGCTTACGTCGGCAGGATCGGCGACGACGCGCAGCGCGCAGGGCAGCGCCGCTACCGCGTGGGCCGCCAACTGCCGCATGACCATGCCCAAGACGCTGGGCCGCGCACTGGCCGTCGCCGGCAGCGGCAGCGGCTTGAGCGCACGTGCGCCGGGTGATGCAGTCGGCCAAGAGACCGTTTCGCTCACCGCTGCGCAACAGGCCAGCATGCCCGTGGCGCTGTCGCTCAGCGTTGATGTCACGCCCACCGGGTCTGGATCAGGTGTCTGTATCGACAACTCAACACACGACCTGACGGTCGTCAGTGGAAACGTACCGCTGTACACGTTGCCGGTAAACGGCAGCGCCACCGCAACGGGTGGCGGCGGTGCGCACACCAACATGGAGCCAACCAGCTTCTTGAGCGCGATGATCAAGCTGTAATTGAAATAAGGAGCCCGCACATGAGCAGTCTTCTATCACTTGTTACCTCAGACGGCGCGCTGGTTCGCGGCGATACAGGTCCTGCCGTGCAGGTACTGCAGCAGGCGCTGCAGGCAGCCGGCTACAGAGTGGGTGGCGGTGGTGTGTTCGACGGCGACTTTGGCCCCGGCACCGACGGTGCCGTGCGCCAGTTCCAGCAGCAGCACGGCCTCGTGGTGGACGGCGAGGTGGGGCCGCTCACGGCCAGCATGCTGGATGCACCGCACGCGGTGCTAGTGGCCACCGCCACGCCCATGCTGCACACGAGCGGATGGCCCCACGACGACACTGCGAGCCTCCTCGCCTTCTATGGCAAGCCTTGGGAGGATTCTGCGCTGATCGTCGATGTGCCTGTGTCGTTCGTGATGCATTACGAACAGACGCCGGTCTCGCACATTCGCTTCCACAAGCGCGGCGCCGATGCACTAGCGGCAGTCCTCAAAACCATCGTCGGCCTTGCTAGCGGAAAATCCGCAGTGCTCGACCATGTCTCGCATTTCAGCGGCAGTTACAACTACCGGCCAGTGCGCGGCAGCAGCCGCCTGTCGTGCCATGCGTTCGGGGCGGCGTTGGACTTTGACGCCGAGCGTCTGCCGCTTGGAACCGGGGTGCCGTCCTCCGAAATGCCGCAGGAAGTCGTCGATGCGTTCAAGGCGGAAGGGTTTTTCTGGGGCGGCGATTATAGAGGCCGCAAAGACCCGATGCATTTTCAACTTGCACACGAGTAAACCGGACAGGGGCCGTCTTGTGGAAGTGCGCAGGGCGTGAGAAAAGGGAGCGCGCATCCGAATCGCGCACGGGGGGACCGAAATGATTCGCAAGACATTCGTCATCGCCGCCGCACTGTGTTGCGCTCTGCTCGCGCCCGCGCTCGCCCAGATTCCAGTGAACAATCCGCAGGTCATCGCGCAGGCGACCGCGCCGGTATCCGGCGGCGTGATTGATATCGGGCAGGCGCTCGGTCCATTCCTTCAGCCCTATGTCAACGCAGTGGTGCAGGGCATCCTGGCCATCATCGCGACCTGGGTCGTCTGGATCCTGAAGACCAAGCTCGGCATCAACATTGACGCCGCCCAGCGCGACGCCCTACTGATCGGCGCGCAGAGGCAGGCTGCCTCCCTCGTCGCCGATGGTTTCGTCAAAATCGAGCAGAACGGCAAAGTCTCGGTGGACAAGCCGGCCCTCGCCGCGGCCGCCAATGCGATGCTCGCGGCCGTGCCCGATGCTGCTAAGCATTTCGGCATCGAGTCACCGGATGTGGTCGCCGGCCGTATCGTCGACGCTCTCCCGCATGTTCCGGCAGTGGCACAGGCTCAGGCCAGTGCCATCGTCAAACCCGCAGCCTGACCAGCAAACTCACAAGGAGCGCCACACGTGAAAAACTTACTGAGAGTGGCCGCCGCCCTAGCACTCGTCGCGACGCTAGGCGCATGCGCGCAACTGCAGGCATTCCAACAGAAGGTCGAGAACGCCTACACGGCGCTGTCGAGCGCGCAGGTGAACTATCAGGACGTGGCGGCCGGGGTCGCCGCGTTCGAGACATTGCAGAAGGTGGGCGAGGCCTATCTCAGACAGCCGACCTGCACCGCATCGAGCGGACCGATCTGCCATGATCGCCGCGCGACGAGGCCGATGAAAGCGGCGTTCATCGCCGGACGCCAAGCACGCAACGACGCACTTTCCTATATGGATGCCCATCCATGCGTCAGCGGTGCATGCCCGCTAATGCCGAACGGCGTCTATGCCGGCCTGCAGACTGCGATCAGCGAACTGCAGAGCCTGTACGCCACCTACAAAGTCAACTCGGGAGCGCAGTGATATGGAAGCGGCAATCGAGGCCATCCTCGTACTTCTCGAGCAGATCGCCGGCGCGGCCGGCGCAAGCTCTGCCGTCACCGGCATCATCGACTCGGTGGTCAACGCGCTGATCAAGCTGATCCCGGTGATCGTCGAATACGTCCCGCAACTGGTCGACAAGGTGAAGCAGATCATCGCCATCCTTGAGGCGAACGACGCGGCGCTGCCAGACCAGATCGCGGCGCTGAAAGCGGCGTTGCCAGCGGACGACGCTGGCTTCGACGCGGCCGAGAACCAAGCCGAGGCGAATGATGCCGCGGCGGACTCGGCCGATGCCTCCGCCAGGCCCGCATCTTAGTGTCTGATCGCGACTGATGACAGAATCGCCGCGTCGGTGCACAACATCCGGCGCGGCTTTTTTTACGAACGTCGGGAACGAACCGCCATGTCCGATTTCTTGACCTCACTCGGGATCAAGATCCCAGACCTGGCCGCAGGCTTCGGTGGCGGAGTGGTCAACGCGCTTTTCTTCCAGCGCGGCAAACCGATGGACGTGGTGGCGAGCGTCGTTGGCGGGGCGATCACCGCAAACTTCATGGCGCAGACGGTGGGACGTCTATGCGGAACGGACGTGGGCGTCTCCGGGTTCATCGTCGGCGTCACGGCGATGGCGATCTGTCAGGGAATACTCGGGGCCGTAAAATCGAGAATGCAGAAGCTGGCGGAGAAAACTCCAGATGCCTAGCAACGCACTGACCTCGACCCTTTTCCTTCTTCTCCTGTTCGCCGGTGCATTGGCCTGCGTGTGGCTGATGATGCTGCTCACCCGCCGGGAGCTTTACGCGACCGATTCGACGATCATGCGCCAAATGCGGCGCGGGTCGCTCGCCTGCATCGCCTGCGGGATGCTGTGGACGGCGAAGTTCTATTCCGAGACATCGTGGAGCCCTTGGCCGCCCTGCATCCTGATCGTCCTCGGGATCGACGTTTTTTTGATTATCTCGATCATATCCGCGCACCAGCGCATTCGCGCGAAGGCCCAACGCACCGATGGCGTGTCTCTGAGCGTCTTTCACCGTTAACCTTTGCCCAATGGACTGGCCGGGCAGGTGCACGGTAAAGTGCGCCGGTGGAAGTGGCGGAAGGGCCTTGCCATCCCCCGGCATCGTTGGGGGTCCGTTTCGGCGGAGGGGCAGCCGCCGCTTCCCGCCCGCAACGCGATAGCCGGTCCTGGGGAGGGGGGCTCGGACGACACCCTGACAGTCCAACGAACCGGAAGGAGAACCCGATGCGCAAGCATCTCGTTATCGCCGCGCTCGCCATCGTCTCGGCGTTCGCCCTGCCCCACCAGACCCGGGCTCACACCATCTCCTGCGATCTGAGGGGTTGCCGCCCCGATGTGGCCCCCGCCAGCCCGCGAGCCGGGCACGCCCGCTCGCTTTCCAAGGCCCGGAGGCACCGGCATAGCCTCCGCCACAAAAAAACGCACCAGCGATCGTTTCTGGCCGATCTGGCCGACCCGCGTCCGCGCGAGTGGTGCGCTTGGTTCCTCCGCCGCAAGCTCGGAATCCCGCGCTCGGCCTTCCGGCCGGGGGAATGGAACCTCGCCCGGGCATTCCGGTACCTCGGCGATGCGGCGGCCCGGCCAGGCGCCGGTGTGATCGTCGTCTGGCCGCACCACGTGGGGATCATCGTCGGCGGCTGCGACCGACGCGGCTGCGTGGTCCTCTCCGGGAACGACGGGCACCGGGTCAGGGAGCGATACCGAACCTTCCGAGGCGTGATCGCCTACCGGCGGTGGGACAGCGTGGCAGCATCCTTGTAGGGGCGGGCCGACTCACAGAAGGTGAGCCGGTTCCTCCCTATGGTTGCAAGCCATAGAACTTGGGCCGCCGGACGATGTCTGGCGGCCTTTTTTATGCCGACCACTCTCTCAATCGGCCGAGCGCACGATCCGTTCCACAGTGGCAGGTCAGGATCGCGATTTGTGGCTGTGAGTGCGATTTGGCTGCCGGACTAGTAGGAAAT